TTGATGCTCGCAATCAGCTTCTTCGGCAGAGCCGCGATCACCTTCCCGAACGGGCTGTCACCCTCAGGGATGCGCTTTGAGATGCCGTCCAGCACTTTGCCTGCCAGTTTGGTGAAGATGGCTCGAGGCTGAATCGCAGCGATCACGTTCTCGATGACACCCTTGATCCCGCCGCCCGTGTCCCCGGTGTCGACCTTGTTGCTGCCGCCCGCCAGCTCAAAGTGCAAATGCGGCCCCGACGAATTACCGGTGTTGCCCTTACGGGCGATCGTCTGACCCTCCTTCACCGCCTGACCAGCGCGAGCCACAAACGCCGACAGGTGCGCGTAAAGGGTCCGCTCACCGCCAGGGTGGTTAACCCGCATATGCCGCCCGTACGACCCGGATATGACCTTCGTGGACGCCACCTGGCCCGACTTGTACGCCTTCACCGGATGCCCAATGTCAGCAGCGCCAGGCTCGTTGATGTCACCAGCCCACTTTGCCCACCCGTAACCGGAGTGCCGCGACACCGAACCAGCGGCAGGCTTCGTGCCACCACCCAAGAACAGGCGCGGAATGATTCCACCAGCAGCCCGTGTCACCGCACGGTCCAAGCCGCGCATCTGCGCAGTCTCAACATCCAGACCGGCGTTGATGCCCTCAACAACCGCCTTGTTCTTCTTGTACTGCTTCGCGTTCACCACAAACTCGCCAGCGGACACCCACGACGTCTGCACACCCGTCTTGCGGTCCACCCCGGCGATGTTGTCCTGACGCGGACCACCACGACCAGCGATACGACCACCCTCAGCGCGCTGCACCGGGCCACCATCAGCCAGGGCCGAGGGTGCCTTACCGCCGCTACCCTTCGAGCCGGACGGGTTACCAACCGAACCACCGTCAGCGAACGCCGGGATCGACGGCAGATCCACCATCTTCGCGACCTTGTTGTACGCGCTGCGGATCTTCTCAAACACGTTCTTGATGACCCACGACACCGGACCAGAGAACTTGCCCTTGATCTTGTCAAAGATCGCACCAGCAGCAGACACGAACCCGCTGATCGTGTCCTTCACCTTGCCGAACGCGGACGAGATGTTCGACCGGACAATGCCCATCGCCTCAGAGCCGACACGCTTGATGGTGCCCCAGAACGTGTTCCACGAGTTCCGCACAGCCGTCTGCGCACCCGTGAACGTGTCCCGAATCCGACCCCACCCAGTCGACAAAGTGGTACGCACCGACGTCCACGCCGTCGACCCGATCGACTTCACCGTGTTCCAGAACGCATTCCACGCGGTGCGCAGACCGTTCTGAGCTGTAGTAAACAGCGACCGAATCTGGCCCCAGATCGGCGTCAGGATACGGTCCTTGACGAACCGCCACGCAGCGGACGCAATCGCCCTATTCGCGTCCCAGAACGCCGTCCACGCCCTGTTAAGGGCAGTCTGAGCCGACGTGAACAAGGACCGGATCGCCGACCACACAGGCGTGATGATGCGGTCCTTCACAAACGTCCACGCCGCCCGCGCGACAGCCTTGTTCGCTTCCCAAAACACAGACCAAGCACGGCTGATCTGCGCCTGCGCCTGCCGGAACAAACCACTGATCGCGTTCCACACCGGGGCGACGATCTTGTCCTTGATCAGGTTGAACTGATACTTCGCCACCGACGACAAACCCTGCCAAGCCAACAGGAAAATGGTTGCAACGACCCGCAGTTCCGTCTGGATCACCGACAGCCAGGCGTTAATGCCCAACCGGATCACCTCAGCGACCGCCTTGAACACCGTCGACGTTGCCGCCTTGACAGCATTCCAAGCAGCCACAATCGGCGCCAGGATCGTCCGACCGGCACGGGAGAAGAACCCGCCGATCGCAGACCACGCAGACGACACAGCGCCCGTGATCGACGCCCACGCGTCCTTCGTCCACTTCAGCACCGATTGCCACAGCGCAGGGATCGCGGCAACAGCAGACTTGATGCCGCCCACAGCCGCCAGGAAGCCGGTCTTCAGTGCAGCCCCAAGACCGTTCACGATCTTGCGGAACGTCTCAGAGTGCTTGTACGCGTAAATCACCCCAGCGGCGAGAGCGGCCAGTGCGATCACCACAAGACTGATCGGGTTAGCTGACATCACCACAGTCAGCGCTGCCTGCGCGATCGTGAACAACCGAGTCGCCTTCAACGCGTTCGTCAAGAAGACAAGGAACCCGCCAGCCGCCATGATGCCCTGCTGAACCGCGAGCACCTTTAACCCGACAGCAGCAACACCCAGTGACACCGCGAACGCGCCAATGGCAACCTTGTTCTCACGGAAGAAGCCAACCAAGTCGACCAGACCGTTGCGGACCTTCAGGATGTAGGCGACAACGCTTGAGTCCTCAGTCCACCCGAGCGCATCACGCAACATGCCCTTGTAGTCGCCGCGCACAATCAGGTTGTACAAACCCTTAGCCGCCAGGAACGCCTTCGTCGCACCAGCAGCGAACCGGCCACCAGCACCCTCGCCGGACTGCATGTCCGACACGAACTGCCCGATAGCAGGCAGGATCTCAGAGGAGATGAACCGGGCCATCTTCGTGAGCACCGGCAGCAGGACTGTGCCCAACTGAATCTGCAACGTCTCAACACCGCCAGTCAACGCCTCCCAAGCGCCCGCCCAACCCTTCGTGGCATCCGCAGCCAGCATCTCGGCCTGCGTTTGGTCGTTGACCGCCGTCACATACTTGGCGAGACCTTTAGCCCCGTTCTCAGCCAAGATCGCAGCAGCGCGAGAAGCGTCGGAACCGAACAGGGTGGTCAGTGTCGCAATCTTTTGTTCTTTGGTTTGCCCACGCAGAGCATCCTGCAACCGCTGCGACACAGTAGCCGCATCTTCAATGTTGCCTTTAGCGTCGAACAAGACGCTGTTGAAGGACTGTGTTTCAAACGCAATACCCTTGAACGCTTCTTGTGCCTGAGTGTTGAACGTCTTGTTGTTGGTCAACTCCATCGCGTACTTTTTGAGCTGACCGATCAACTCGTCCTGGTCGCCAGACAGCGGCTTGATGCCCTTGCTGCTGAGGAACTGAGCCGCCTTCTGGGCATCGACAGTGATGAGCCCCAGACGCAACATCGCATTTTGCGCTTTCTCTGTGCTCGGCACCAACCGCTGCAACATCACTTTCAACGACGTGCCAGCATCTGAACCTTTGACACCAGCGTTGTCGAACGCAGCCAAGATCGCCGTCGTGTCCTGCAACGAAAGGCCCGCGACTTTTGCACCAGCACCGACCTGCGACAGCGCCAAGCCCATTGACTCAACTGAAGCCGTTGAAGCGTTGGCACCACCAGCCAAAGCGGCAGCGACCTGCGCCGAGTCCTTCGCCTCGAGACCGAACGCAGTCAGACCCTGCACCATGAAGTCAGCAGCCCTGCCCAACTCCAAACCACCAGCCGTAGCCAGCGTCAGTGTCGAGTCCAATGCGCCAGCTTGAATCTGCGCCGACGTCAAACCGCCCTTCGCGAGAGCGACCATCGCATCAGACGCACCTTGCGCCGAAAACGACGTCTTCGCGCCCATCTCCAACGCAAGATCGGTCAGCCGCTTCATGCCAGCGCCAGCCTCACCGGTGGTGACAGCGACAAGGTTCATCGACTTCTCGAACCCGCCAGCAGCGTTCACCGTGGACGCCAAGCCGCCAGCGAGTGCACGGGTCGCACCAACCACCACAGCGCCCGTCAAGACACCCTTCAGCGACACCCCGAACGCGTTCCCGTACCGCTTGCCGGCGTCCCTGCCGGCGTTGTCCAGGTCGCCGCCACCTTTGAGCCCGGCAACCATCCGCGCCCGCAGGTTCGACAACTTCCCGCGAATCGTGTTGCCCTTGTCCACATCAACAGGGATGTCGACCGAGTCGCGCTCAAGCGTGTTCAGGGACGCCTTCACCGCATCAATGCGCGCATCCACCCGCTCAAGCTTCAACGGGATCGTCGTCTCACGGCGCTTCGCCGCCAACAGATCCTTCTCAACCTGCGCGATCGCCTTATCCGCCTCACCGGACAGTTCAAGCGGCACCTTGTTCCGGTTCCGCTTCATCTGATCCAGTTGCCGCTCAAGCGTCTGCACATCAGCCCGGGCCGTCGTCGCATCCACGTTCAACGACACGCGCTGCTTCGACAGGCCGCTCAACTTGCTGGACAACCCGTTGATGTCAGCGGTCACCCGCTCAGGCAGGGTGATCTTCGGCTGAACCCGCATACGGTCCACGGACGACAGGGACGACTTCACACCGGCAACCGTCTTGTTCAGGTCAGACGGGTCACCCTTGATCGACACAAACAGGCTCGCCAGGGACGCCATCAGCGAACGCCCCCAGACACAACAAAGAAGGCGGAAGAAGTCATGTTGTGGACTCCTTCCGCCTCATTTGAATCGTGATGCCGCAACCCTCAAAAACGGACGCGCTGGCTGGTGCTCGCTACCAAGCTCTGCGAATCCGAGGAAAAAATGGTCTCGGTCCCAGGACACCCGCACTTCAGGATCACCCGACCCCTTGACCAGTTCTGCCCGGATTGACTTCGCCCCGCCACCCGTGTCCTTCGGCGCCAGATTGGCAGCGACCTCAGCCACCCGCCAACCGTCATCAAGCAACGCCCGACCCAACGCAGGGTCGCGCATCACCTGCTTAACCGCCTTGCGGTTGAACTCAACACTCACGCCGCACCCACCGCCCTCAGCATCGCCGCCCGCTTCCGGTCAGCGTCCAACGCCTTGTTCAGGTTCGTGTCGAACTCGGCTCGGGCTGTGCGCGGATCCTTCACCTCAATGTCGGACCCGTCCGCGTTCTTGAAATGCCCCGACGCCTTCAACGTCACCGACACCAACTGCTCATCCCGGGCGTGCGCCATGACATCATCCAGCCACAGCACATACGCCACGTTGCACAGAACCCGCAGGCTCAGCCGGCCAGAGCCGCCTGACGCGCCCGCTGCTCGAGATCCCGCCGAGTCTCCTCGCCGCCCTGCTGCAACAACACCAGATCCGGACGACCAGGCAACACCTGCGAGGGTGAGACGACCGGAGAGTTCACGGGAGTTCCCAGCCGCCCAGGAGAGGAGTCGGACGGCTGCTGCGTAGGGCGATCCGTTGCCGCCTCCATCAACGCCTGCAACACCGGCATCAGATCCTCAATCTTCTGCCGGTTCTGCTTCGCCGTCGACCAAAACCCGTCGAAATCATCGGGGTGCAGAATGAGCCGGAATCCGTTCTTCACCACAACGATCGCGGTCGGGTTTGACTCATCCAACTGCGTGAACGTCTCCATCAGGTCGATCAGCTCAACCTCGTTCACCTCATCCGACAGACGCGGCTCAGTGCCGAACCAGTCGAACGTGACCGGCTCAACAACCTCAACCGGGGCGTGTTGCTTGCCGAAGCTACCTAGGGAAGCCATCGACTAGCCCCGAGCCACGCCAGCCGAGAACGGCAGGAACGGCTGACTCTGGCCGCTTGGGATCTCCATGTTCCACTCCATCGGGATCCGGGCGAAGTCGGGTGCCTTCTGGAAAGCCATCTCGATCGTGCCCGAGCTGAGCGCCTGAAGCACAACGATGCGAACCGTGGAGTCGGACGACTCCCAACCCAGCATCGAACGGACCTCGGTGCCAGGAGTCGGCAGCGTGTAGGCGTTCATGGCAGTCGCGCCCGAACCTGTGGTGGTGATCGTGCCACCGTTGAGAGCACGCTTCAGGTTCGTCAGGGTGTACGAAGCAAGCGCGAACGCCAACGAACCAGACCGAGACACGGTGGCGTACTTCACAGGATCGAACAGCTCCGCGACGCTCATCGCTTCAACGCTGGTCTCATACGACAGGGTGGAGCCTTCAACAGTGGCACCCAGCGGCAGCCACGCAGCCGGCCAGGCGTCGGTGAAAACGCTCCCAGCCACGGTGTTCGAGGGCATAGTGGTCCCGAGAGGCGCGTGAAACAGCCAACCAGGATCAACGAGCAGGTTCGGAGTTGCGACGGCAGATGGAGCCATGAGGTGTCCTTAGCGGGTGAGGGGTGGCGTTACTTGACGGGGACGTTCAGCGACACCGGGGCGGGAACCTCAGCGTTCACATCGGCGGGAGTGGCGAGAGCGGCGATGATGTCCTGACCGGCCTTGCTGCCGACCTTCGCCACAAGCCCCTGCTCGTCGTACTTGTACTTGGCGACGTTCGACACCGGCACCGGGTCGCCGATGTTGTAGGCGGGGGACCCGTTGTGTGAAATGGCTGACACGGCAAACCAGGTGCCGTACTCGGCCTGCTGTGCCTCGGCGAACGCCGAAACCTCTTCGGGGGTGGTGACGGGGGTTGGCTTGGATTCAGCCATGGTTTTCTCCTCTGGTGCGGGTCTGTTGTATATGCGAACGCATGCACAAACTGATAGGCTGGCTGTATGCCAAAAGACGTAATGAAGTCGCGCGTAATCCGGATGCCAGACGAGCTATGGGACGCAGCCAAACGCGAAGCCGACGAGCGAGGCGAGACTGTCAGTGAAGTCGTGCGCGGGTTTCTTCGGAAGTACACGGATGGCAAGCGTGGCTAAAACTTGCTCAATAGATCACTGCGAACTGCCAGCAAAGGCGCGTGCGTTGTGCAACACCCATTACCAGCGGTGGTTTCGGACGGGCGTTGCTACAGCACGCGACATGGCACCTGAGATGAGATTTTGGGAGCAGGTGGACAAGTCGGGGTCGTGCTGGCTTTGGACTGGCGCCACGTTTCGCGGATATGGGCGGATCTTCTTGACAGTGAACGGTAAGGGGTTCACAACAGGGGTCCATCGCTACGCCTACAAACTTCTGGTGGGCGATCTACCGGATGATTTGCAACTCGATCACACGTGCCACTCGACGGCGGTTGCGCTTGGGCTATGCGCGGGCGGCGAGACTTGTTTGCATCGCGCTTGCGTGAACCCGGACCATCTGGAACCTGTGACTGCGAAAGTGAATACGCGCAGGGGCAACACGATCCAGCGCGCCAACTTGTCGAAAACTCACTGCAATCACGGGCATGAGTACACCGAAGAAAACACGTACCGCGTAAAGGGTCGGAACGGTTCCGATGCGCGCCAGTGCAAAACGTGTCGTCGCTTGCGGAAGACCGGGCAACTCACTCAGCCTCTAAGTCGTCAGCTAAGCCTCTCAGAATAGCCGCAACAGCCTGAGGGGATCCCGTGCCGGCGTGTTGATTCGACTCAACGGCGATGTGGTAGCGGACCTGACCATCAGGGGCGGGCGGCGGATCGTCACCACGTAGGGCAGCTTGCTGACGTAGAGCCGCCATCACTTCGTTGGTGTAGGCACGCGGCTGCTCAGTCACCGGACAAGTCCTTGCGTGAGGTAGCGCCGCGCCTCTTCCCACCAAAAGTTAGCCCGAGCCGGATCTCTGGTGCAGTTCGCTAAACACTGATTCGCGAGTTGCTTGTTCGTTCGCTTCATCTTGCGTTCCAAGTCGCGCTTTAACCACGCGTCAATCGCGGTCATGGCTGCATCACCAACCCGGCCTGCACAATTTCCCGGGCACGCTGCGTGGTCGGGTCAGCAGCAGCCAACGGGAGACCGAACGTCCAACCGGCCACAATCAGCCCCGGCCCGTAACGACCTGGCAGCGACGGAATCACGTCCTGCACGGTGCGTGCCATCAGGTTCGCCTGAATTTCAGCGTCAGAACCGGTGCCGTTGCCCCAGCACTCAATCTGAAACTCAGGATTGCCGGTGTCCTCGACCGACTCCACGCCACCCAACGGGGTGATGCGGATGCAAGCATCGTTACCAGCCAGGCGGGTTGCGATGCGGGTGGCCGAGGGAAGGGCGGTCACCTGCGGGTTCGCCTTCAGGGCGGCGATCAGCAGGGCGGCGGCACTAGGCAGCACGGCTAGATGCCCGTTGGAGTTTGAGCGTGGTGCCGAAGTCGACGGCGACTATATGACGACCTTCATGGCTAAACGGGCCGAATGTTTGCCGAGCGGAATAGAAAGGCATGGAGTTGATTCGCTTGGACTCAGCGGCGTGCTCTTGGTTAGCGAACAACAGCAGAGCCACGTGATGGTCTGACAGATGCGCAAGTCCGAACGGCTTGAGCGCACCCGGATCGTTGTTGTAGATATGCGGTGTGGGAACCTCGTCGCGCTGTCGGTAGTAGTTAACCAACCACAGACAGTCGTGACAGCAAACGTCTTCAATTCCGCAAGTCTCTGTGTGCGCAGAACAACACTTCACGGCGTCTCCCTTCACGACGACACCTTCACAAGCAGCGCCTCTTTGTGGTGCGGGCGGGAACGGGTGTCGGTGTGCAACTCCACATCCCCATCCACCTCATACACAGCGCCATGCCAACGGATCCGCGCCCGAGCATCAGCCACCGAGAAGGCAAGCAGGATCGCCCGCCAACGAGTGGTCACCGTGTCCTGAGCTGACAGGTTCTCCGACGTCGACACGGGACTGACCAACGCCGGTTCGACCTTCACTTCGGCGTTGTCCCAGTCCATCGTCGGGTTGCCGTACGCATCCTCCGACAGTGCGCCAGCAGACAGAACCTCAATACGATCCGTCAGCCTCACGCCACACCCGGCAACATGAACGGCTGCAAACGCGGATCGTCCTTCAGTGAGCCCTGGTCGACACGCGACGACGCGAACACATCCGTGACCGTGCCCCGCGTAACCGAGACATACTGCTCAGGGTTGACGTACGACCGCGCCGCCAACTCAAGACACACAGCCTTCACCGCATCCGGCACCGGGTCATAGCCGTGCGTGTACGTGATGGCAGCCGCAGCAGCAAACGGGTACACGTTCGACAGCCGCACCGTGCCGTTACGCGACCAGGCAACACCATCCACAGCAGAAGGCACCGACACCGCCGTCAGGTTCAACGTCGGCAAAAACACCGTCTGCCCCAGGGCGAACGTTTCCGTCACCGTCTCCTGGCTGATCGACCAGCCACAGACCGACCGGATCGCGCCAGACGCGCCAGACAGGGCCAGTAGTGCCGTGCCCGTGTCCAACACGTCACCGCTGCCCGCATCCGCCTCCACCTGCGAAGCGGTACGCAGAAACGTAGCCAGCTCAGCAGGGGAAGCGAACGCGTCAGGCATGATCCCCTCGAGAACGAACCCGCGTGTTCAACGCAGTCCGCTCAACAGCAGGATCGCGGTCTAGCACCCGTTCCGCCCGCTCACCGTCGCACCACGCACGCGCAGTGGCGCCGTCGACAGTCAGAACCGTGCCAGCGTCCCCGCGAACAGGTCCACGGTCGCCAGCAACCGACACGAGCAGACGGATCTGAGGCACAGGTCAGCTCTTGACCAGTGAGCTGACAGCCGACTCGGCAGCCGACTCAGCCGACTTCGCAGCAGCGTCGTGCTTCTCCTTCAGTGCAGCGATGGACGCGTCCTGCTCACCCTCGTCCTCAGTGCCGGTGGAAGCGCCCCGCTCGGCCACGTCCACGGCGGACACCGCCTGCTCAGCAAACTGCTTCTTGGCAAACTCCACCGCCTCGTCCTTGCCGATGATGATCTCCGGGTTGTGCTGGTCGGCGGTGCCGTCCGCGTTGAGCGACAGGGACGCAACCCGGTCATGATCGCCCTGGTGGGGAACCTTGTTGGCCTTCTGAGGGGCCTGTCCTGCTTCAGCCATGTTCTGCTCTCTCTCGGTTGGGGTGGACTAGCTCAGGTGGCGGGGTGCTGGTACGCCTTGTAGGCGGACGAGTTCTGAACCACGCCGTCAGCCCGGGCAAACCCGAGGAAGGCACTCTGGCCGTAGTCGGCGTAACGCTCATTCAGCCGCAGCACCGAGAACCCGAGCACGAGACGCGCCAGGTAGCCGGTGCGGAAATCACCGAACAGGATCGACTTCGCGGACGCTGCCGGAACCGGCATGTCGGTGTTCAGGATGTACGAGTACCCCAGCAGTTGATCCGGAACACCAGCCTGAATCGACGGCTGCCACAGCGGCATACCCGTGGTGTCCTTCAGCTTGCGGATCGCCTTCCGAGTGGAAGCGTTCATCATGAACGCCGCATTGCCTTGGTACGCCGGGTCAATGGAGTCGATCAGGTCGATCAGGTCATCCACGGTGACCGTGGTCGTCTGACCGGCAGCACCGGTCTTGCCCACGGTGGAACCGGTAACGATGCCCTGCGGCTGGCTCGAGCCGGTGCCGGTGGTGAAGTGCTGGTTCCAGATTCGGCCGACACGCTCAGCGAGCGCACGGCGCAGGAACCCCTCCACGTCGAACGCCGCATCTTGCAGCAGCTCCATCGACACCCGCACCATCTTCGACGTGTACTTGTACGCGCCGATCTGAGCGGTTCCGAACACCACGTCCTGCTCGGTGACCTGCTGGTTCTCAGCGAGGATCGCGCCCACGTTCGCGGTGTCGTTCACGGTCGGCCACGAGAACGCCACACCGGAGTCGGTGTTGATGACCTGCACGCTGGACAGCAGGTTGCTGTAGGTGAGGATCGCCTCACGGAGCTGGGTGTCGAACTGAGCCGGGGCCAGATAGCCACCAGCCGACTGAGTACCCACCGCCAGGGCGCGCTCTTCCTTCTGCCACCCGGAACGCAGAGCCTTCGCGTCGGCAGGCTCCATCTCCGACAGGTTCACTCCGCGCAGGTAACCCGAGAACGCCCGGGTGTACCGCTCGTTCGACTCACCCGCACGCTGCGCCGGGTCGGCTGCCGCGACAAGCTGGCTGCGGTCAACCGTCTCAAGCTGCTTGCCGTAGCTCTCGTGGCGTTCCTGCCGCTCGATGTCGTCGCCGAGCCGGTCAAGGTCACCCTCGGCCTTGTCGTACTGGCTCCGCTCTTCAGCGGTAAGGTCACGACCCTCGCGCTCAGCGAGATCCATGACCCCCTTCATCTGCTCCCAGACGCCGGCGCGCTGGTCCCGCAGTTGCTGCGTGGTAGGCATTTTTCTCCTTCCCGCGCCGGGACGCGGCTTAAATCCCTGACCGGCGCTTTGCCGTTCCAGGGTGGTTTGGGGTGTTTGCTACAGAGGGAGTCGGTGTCGGGCAGCGATCAAGCGATGCCGCAACATGTTCCGCTCAGTCGGCGGGGCCGTCTTCTCAGGTACTTCCGGGACGGCGTCAGCCACAACCTCAGCCGGCGACGGGGCATCCACAGGGGGTTGCTCAGTCAGCTCAACTTCGTTCACCGGCTCGGACGGCTCGATCACAGGGTGGTTCGCCCGCTCGTCACGCGGGTCGAAACCGCGATGCCGCTTCACAACCTCGGCGGCAGAGTCACGCATCCCGCCATCAGTGCCGCCGTACGCCGGGTACGTCACCAGCGAAACGTCGAACAGCCGGTCAGCCTTCAGGAGAGTGCGGATCTCCTTGCCGTCCTCATCCTCCGACCACTTTTCCTCGGCCACCGTGAACGCAAACGACATCTCACTCACGTCACCGCGCCGAACGCGGCCAGCCCACTTCACCGCGTCAGGGTCGGTCGGATCCCACTGCGCATCAGGCACCAGACCGCGCTTGTCGGTGGTCAGCGACATTGTGTTCCCGTTGCGGGCCAGCACAATGTTCGGATCATGGTTGACCAGGAACGCGGCACGGTCATCTAGCACGTCATCGAAGAAGCCGTCAGCGACTTCCTCCCAAAACCCCCACTGCTTAGGGCCAATCCACGTCCGCTCGTTGAACACGGCAGCGTGACCGGTGAAGTTCAACGCTTCAGTGTCGGAGTCCTTGCGGACCTCGGCGCCTTCCAGTTTGACGGCTCGGACTTCACGCATCGGCAGGCTCCTCAATCGGTGCAGGCTCAACGGGTTCGGCGCCAAGCTCAGTCATGTTCAACGGCTGGATATAGCCATCGCCGTTGTCGATCGGTGGCAAGTCCTCAAGTTTGCGGATCTCGTTCACCGACATCCAGCCCCACTGACGGGCGGTCGAGTACGAGGCGTAACGGGCTGCGGTGTCGCCGCGCAGCAAACCCTCCACGCTGTACTTCGCGTACACCGTCCCAGGCGTCAGAAGGCGCGTCATGCGCTGCTCAACACGCGTCAGCCACGGGCGTAGCGTGTACACCACAAACCCGATGCCCTGCTGCTCAATGCCGGTGCCCCAAGACGTCGACTTCTCAGCGTCCATCAGCATGTGCGGCGGGATCCCGAAGATGCGGGCAACCTCACTGATCTGGAACCGGCGCGACTCCACGAATTGGGCGTCCTGCGGCGGAATCGACATCTGCTGAAACGACGCGCCGTTGTCCAACACAGCAACCTCGTGCGCGTTAGCCAAACCGGCGTTCTTCGCCTTCCACTGCTCCTTGAGCGACGTCGCCTGGTCCCGAGTCAGCTTGTTCGGCGTCGTCAAGATACCCGACATCATCGACCCGGAACCAAACAGCTTCGCGCCGTACTGCTCAGCAGCCATCGCCAACCCGATACCCTCACGGGCCAGATGGATCGGCGACACCCCACAAACGCCGTCGTATCCGAAACCAGGGATGTGCAACACCGACTCGTCGGTGCGCGGATTTTCCTCTTTGCCGTCGAGGACATACACCTTCGTCATGTCATTTGCGCGACCGACCCTCACCCGCGACGGATGAATCGGCCACAGCTCGGTAATGACACCCAGCGGGTTCCGTAGCTTCTGGAAGTAGGCGTTGCCCCAAAGCAACAAATGCGAGTAGGCAATCTCCCACAACTCGTAAGGGGTCAGATCAGGATGCGGGTTCGCCAACAGACGGGCAGCGCTTTGGTTGCTCGTCGCCTTCACCCGCGTGTCGTCCGACTGCTGATAGGCGTGCAGCGGCAACGAAGCGCACGTGCCAGCAATCAGGTTCACCGCCCGCCACACGGCAGGCATACCCAACGAAGACGACTCGGAGACCGACACGCCTGACTGTCCAGCAGGCGCCGTCATCAAGTCGACCAACGTGGAAGACGTGAGCGGCATCAACGGCGACTCAAGGGTGGCCCGCTTCTCGCCACGCAAAGCGTCAAGGAACGTCACGGACGGCGCCTGACAGCCACAAGCTCAGGAACCACCAGCAGCACCGCACCGCCGATGACCAGCGCCCACGCGGACCACAACAGCCAACCACCCAACACCAACAGCAAGATGCCGACAATCTGCGCGACGGTACTCACCAGAGAGTCACCGTCCCATCGTTGTCACCGAAAACCGATATGCCGTGAAGCGCGAGTGTGCAACCCACCAGCGTTGAAATGTCGACCGTTGCCGACTTCTCGTCCCACACCCAAGCGCCCATCAGGGGGCGCGTGGGTGCGTTCTCCAACGCCTGCGTCAGCCGCATGTCGTCCTGGTGCCGCAAACCGCCCGCAGGCACCGAGCCGGACACCATCTCCTCGGTGCGTTCAGTCGCGGCCACGATGAACGTCCCGCACGCCTGCGCGTACTCGCGGGCGGTGATTTTCTCGACGTTCACGCCAGCCTGCTCGAGCGGCACGATCAGCGACCCGAGAGGGCCACCCGGATCCACCACCACCGCACACGGGCTGTGACGGTCATTCAGCTCAGACATGCGATCAACCAGCCACGCGACGCCCTTGCGCTGCTCAACAACCTCAACATGGAACAGGCCGTCGTCACGTCGTCCAGCCGCCACGATGCACGCCGACGAACGATCCAACGCGCCAGCCACACCGAACGCAACCGCACCGACCGGCTCAGACATGCGATCCACCAGCTCGCCCCACACAGCCGGATCGACCACATACGTCTTCTCACTGTCAGGCTCATCCGGCCAGTCGCCAACCGACATGTGCTCGGTGGCGAACCCCTTCGGACCCAGCCGGCGCAACTGGTCAGCCAGGAACTCTTCAGGGATGCGGATACCGAGCCCCGGGTTGCTGATCGCCCATGATCGGCGGTTCAGTGCATACCCCTTCGGGTCAGCCGCGTACTCGACCTCATCGCCCGACCACTCAAAGTAGGCCAGTCGCGGATCCGAACCGCCAACAGCCCGCCGCCGCATCCGAGCCAACGTCAAACCGTGAGGATGCTCCAACTGGTTAACAGCAGACGACGTGTACCAAGTCTGAGGATTCGGACGAGCCGCCAACGTCGGAGTCAACGCGTTCATCACATGCTCAGGCAGGTTGTACGCCTCATCCAGGATCAGCGTGTCAGCCGAAAACGACCGACCCGAACCGCCCGTACGTGCCATGAACCGCAGCTTGTTGCCGTTGTGAAGCTCAATGCCCTCGTCGCCCTTGCTGTACGCGACGTTCTTCACGCGCTTCTGCAACGACGGCGTGTCCCGAATCAGACCGACGATCCGATCAAACGTGACCCGGGCCGCTTTCATCTCATGGGCGGTGTGGATGATCAGCCGTTCGTTGAACAAGAACAGGCCGGCCAGCTCGCGAGCCTCAAGGATCGCGTTTTTTCCGTTCTGCCTGCTTACTACCAGGCCGACGTCGGAAGTGACCCACTTGCCGTCCGGACGCTCACCCAACGACTTCCGCAGCACCAACTGCTGCCACTCGTCCAGGAACAGACCCGCCTTGGCTGCAAGGTTGATCGCATCATCGCCAGCCGAATCCCCAAACGGGGGAACCGAACTAAGACGCGGCTGCTGCTCGCCTCTTAGCGCGCTGGGCGGCGATGTCGTCAACGTCGTCAACCTCAGCGCCTCCCAACGAATCAAGTTCACGAAGAAGCTCACGCAACTCGCGAGCCACAACAGCAACCTCGCGAGGCGTGTCAGCCACAACAAGGTTCCGCGCCAGCAGGTCACGCACAGAGCGCAGCGCATCCGCCCTAGAACCGGTTGAAACGGTCCCGATCAGTCCAGTTTCAGGCTCAAAATCAGACATCAGGGCCGATTCCAGATGACGGAGAGAGAAATCGCTAGAG